TTCTTCGCGCTCTTTTTCGACTTTTTTCAGCGAATCTTCCAAGAATTCGACGACATTATTGGTTTTTTCGGCCGAATGCAGCGTAATCGGCCCGATTAGGCCGTATCTGCCCTGATAGGCTTCCGCCAGCGTGTCCGCGAGGTCGATCACGGCCGGATAAAACTTACCCAGCGCCTTGTGTTTGGCGAAGGATCGCGTGTTTAGATGCACGGAATGCGTCACATCGCGCGCCAAGAACAAATGTCCGATCAGATCCGCGCAACTCATTGACCCATCCCCTGCATTGGCGTGCTGCCCGGCACTATATCGCCCGTATCCAGCGCAGCCGCTATCGTGCCCTGCACTATATCCTGCACTTGCTCAGGCGTCAGGCCGCTTTGCATGGCCGACAAGCGCTTCGTTTCGGCGTCATAAGCCTTAATCTGCGCGTTCTGCTCGTCAATCTTGAGTTTCTGTATCTCATAAGACTGAAGAACCTGCTGCACCTGCGCTTTGGTTTCTTCCATCGCCTGCGACATTTGCATGATCTGCTGCCGCATGACCTGCGCTTCCGGCGATTCGTCGGTGTTTTGGAGAACGCGCGGGTCGAGCATCTTCTCAAACCGCTTGGCCATCGTCTCAGCGCCCGGCCAGTCCATATTCTTGACGAACAGGTCGCCCGCAACGCCCCACAGCGCGGGGTTCGTTTGCAGGATCTGGCCCATCGTGTCCATCGCCTCCTGCTTACGAGTCATGTAGCTGGGGCCAGACGACACATGCACGTCGTAAGTGCCGACGTTCGGGTTGTAGATCTTCATGATCTCCACGCCCTGCTCGTCGACAACGCGACGCACCGCCTCCGGCTGGGCCGGGTTGATGCGCGCCATGTCGACTTCGCCTTCGACGTTGATGATACGGGCGACGCGCTGCGTGTCGTAGATCTTCGGGATAAGGTCGACCAACTGCCGCGCGACGTATTTTATCGCCCGAGCAAGGTTGTCAACATAATGATACGTACTCGTGTCGCCTTGCCTCTCCCGAGCGAGGATCGCACGCCCCGTGCGTTCATTGGAGGTCGCCCCAATGCTACTGTCGTACTGGCCCGTGGTCGATTTAATATCTTCCCCTGCCCCCATTTTAGCTTGAATGAGTCCCGTCTGGGCCAGAGGCGGCTGCGCGCGCTCAGGAAGGGGAAGAGGGTTTCCAGCACCATCGCTAACGTCCGGGTTGACCTCAAGATACGGCCAGTTGTTCGTGTTGGCCGTCTTCCACTGCAATTCGTAGCCTTCGAACTGGCCGCCATAGCCAATGAAAGGCGCTTTCGGGGCCAGCGCGAGCATTTCCGCTTCTTGGCTGACCCAATAGTTATACATGCGCTGCGCGTCTTTCGCGTTGCGCACAAGTCCACTTATGTAAATCTGTCCGTCGACCTCGAACTCGTTGCCGATGACGCGCACGACGGGGATGTATTTGCCCGCCCACTCGCGTTCCTCAAGCACCTCGTAACCGTTGGTCTTGATCCACATGACGCGGCGGCGCTCGCTCTCACGCGACTTGATCGGCTTGCCGTAAGCCGCTTTGAGGCGCTTGTCTTCCGGCGTGCCTGCGAACGCCGTGATGTTGTCCGGGTAGAGGTTGAGCGTTTCGCGCTTGCTGTCGATGTAAAAATACTCGGCGATGCGCACCGTTTCCTGGCTGACCCACATGCTCAGCGTCTGGTCGCCCACGCCCTGCGACATCATGCCGGTCACAGGCGTCGCGTCAGGGTACATCGCTTCGTATTCAGTCTTCGGAATGTCTTCCGTAATGAAGCAATAGCGCGCGTCCTGCCCGCACGGATCTTGAATCATCGGATCCATGTAGACGCTGAAGCTGCTACGCACGCGGCCGATGCGAATGTCTTGCTCGAACGAATTTTCGTTCGTGTATTCCGTCAGGACGCGAATGTAGCCTTCGCCGTATGTGACCTGGTTGTCGCAGGCCGTGTCATAGGCAACGTCAGCGTCGGACATATACTCAATGTGCCGCACGATGCCGTCGAAGATCTCCGCAACCTCCGGGTCGGCGTTGTCGTCGGCGGGGATGACGCGCGCGGTCGGGCGGTTCTGGCGCTGCTCGTTCGTCACAAGCCGCACATGCTGCGGCAGCTTGTTGATCGTCAGGCACGGGCGCGCGTTGATCGTCTGGCCCTGCACCGCGCCGCGTGTCGCCAGCACGTCCGCGGGCCATTGCCACGCGTTGTCCGGCGAACCCGCCATGAAGCGCAGATCGTCTAACTCGTCTTCTCTCGAGTCAGAATAGGCCGCCATCGCCACCGTAAAGCGGTGACGCATAGTAGCAAGCCGGTCATCGTCCGGGTTGTCGGAGACTTTGCCAGCGGCGATTACGTCATCAGAAGCCATTATTCACCTTGCCTAGAACGGATAACATCTTTTTGGATTTTTACAAATCCGGGGCTGCGATCCGGCACTTCATAAATGTTTCCGACGCCCGCGCGATCTATCCAGTCTAAAAGAAATGCGCCATACCTATTACCGGCGTGTTCTTTTTTAGTGGCTATAGAATCTAACAGCCCTTTTTCGAGTTGAGCCGCCGTAACTACGTCGCCATCTTTTAAAAGCTGAACACGGGTTTGTTTTAGCGGCGAACTATCTAATTTAACTGTAAATTCTTCGTTTATAGGAAACGCATCGGAGAGTATAGTATCTTTAAACGAACTAACTTCTTTATTTGCGCGGTCGAACATTTTTCCCCTAAAAGTTTCTTGCATTTGCGGGGACATTTTTTCGTCTGCGAAATTAGAGAATAGTTTTTCTACCGGCGTGCCTTTAGGCTGGGTAAATCCTGTCCCGCGCCCCGCCGAAGAAGTTTGTCCTGTAAAAGTGTTATGTAGCCGCGCTCGCATTAGCGCTTCACTTACAGCTTTCTGCTCCGCCCTAGCCGCAACGTTAGCACCGGGCAGCGGCAGCATAGCCAAGATCGCACCCTTGGTGTCGCCGGCGCGGGCGGCCTCTTGACCTTGTAGCACGTTGCCTGTGCCGGGCAGGTAGCCAAGAATGTCCGCTATGCCCGTCGCGAACTGACGGCGCTCCGGCGACGGGCGTGTGTTACCCATCAGATAGGCCGCGATCTGCTCCTTCCACGACGGCTCATAGGGCCGTAGCATGGCGTTACGCGGTTCAGGAGCGAGCGCGTTGACAGGCATTATTTCTTTTTCTTAGCCGCCGCGCGCTTGGTCGAGTAAGCAATAGCGACGGCCTGTTTCGGCGGCTTGCCCGCTTTGATCTCAGCGGCGACGTTCTTACGGAACGCGTTCTTTGATGTTGACTTAACGAGTGGCATTACTTTTTCCTCGTTTTAGCTGACTGCTTGAACGCCTTGGCGGTCGGTGCGCCCTCTGCGCCCGGCTTGCGCATTTTCTCGCCAGAGCCTGCTTTGATGCGCGCGCGCTTTGCGTGAATGTTGGCGTAGAGCCCCGGCTTATTTGCCACAGTTCCACCTCTTCATGCTGGCTTTGGCCCGTTCGGCGTTCTTCGACTTAGCGACTACGCCGCCCATGCGCGCACAGAACGACTTCTTACGGCCCTCATCGGCCTTGGTCTTAGGGTTGGGAGCCGGCGGCTTCAGCTTGCTGCCCGTCGCGGCATTGTATTTGGCTCTGCCCTTGGCGGTCAGCCCAGCGCCCGCCTTAGTCGACAGCTTCTCGCCACGTCCTACTGACAGCGATACCATCTAATGTCCCATCCATCCTGAAGAGGCTGCGTTGCCACCATACGTTACGCGCGGTCTGTTGTCTATGGGCCGCGCCTCCCTGTGCGCCACAGGATACGCGAACGTCACGGCGATAGCGTCCGCGGCGTCGGGGCTCGCAAGCCCTCGCGCTTTCATGTCTTTCTTGCTTTCTAGGAATATAGTCCCTTTACTGTCGGGCTTCATCATCGGGCCGGTCAGGTCGCTCTTTAGGAAACGGTCGTTTGGGATGCTGGCGGTCTTCAGCCACTCCCGCATGGCGTGCCACATTTCGGCGCGTTTGTTTCCGAACATGATCGGACGGGAAGACTTGCTGCCGAAGTTGACGCCCCTGATCTTGTAGCGTTGCTCCTTCAGCCGGTCGACGACGCCCGCCCCTAGGCCGCCCTCGTCCACGACGACCAGTGCGGGGCGGAACTCTTCGATGATGTCAATAACGCGCCCCACGACCTCCATCGTGTCGTCGCCGCGGTAGCGACGGATGCCGATGATGTCCCTGCCCTGTCGTATTGCGATGACCGTCGCGTCTGCCCCGAACCGCGCCGGGTCGACGCCGACGATTATCGGTGCCGTCTGGTCTTTTTGTGGTGCGCGTGTCTGCGCCTCCATGACCAGTGATGACGGTATGAACTGGTCATCGCTCGCGTTCGGGAAGGCTCCGTAGACCTCGACGTGAGCCTGAGCGCTGTCGGGGCCGTATTCGTCGATAATCTGCTGATAGACTGCCTTATCAGTTCCCTCCACGCTTCTGGCGTCAACAACCTTGTTTCGCCAGAAGTCGCGCTTGTTGTGGAAGCACTCGTAGAAGTATCCGCTGTTACGGCGGGGGTTGCTAAAGCTAAGCCAAAAACGATTAGGAGTGTTCTCTGTAAAGAAGCCACTGGCCACCGCCCATATGCTGTCGTCGATACCGCTGGCCTCGTCGAAGACCAGCATGACGCCCGCGAAGTTATGCACGCCCGCGTAGCTGTCAGGGTTCTCGGCCGACCACAGCCGCCCCTCC